CATTAAATGATATGAGACCTGATAAAACTGCCAATGATTGGGGTTGGATACAAGAGAAAATGTACACGATTATTCAAATGGTAAATAAAGATATTTTCAAATTTGATATCAGAGGTTATCACGATGAGTTAAAACTAATAGAATACCAAGATGGTGGTTTCTATGGTTGGCATACAGATTTTAATGCAGGTTATTGTTCAGTAAGAAAGTTAGTAGGAATAATCCAATTAACAGACCCGAGTGAATATGAGGGTGGAGATGTTCAATTCGGTATCCAAGATAAAAATACAAAAGAATGGTACACTATGGAGAAGAAAAAAGGCTCACTAACAATCTTTCCAACATTCTTATCACACAATGTAACACCAGTCACTAAAGGTAAACGACATGTAATTCAAGAATTATTTGTAGGAGACCATTTTAGGTGATTGCAAATAAAAACTTTGAGTGGTTTTTAGTTAGAGATAACTTTTTATCATCTCAAGAGTGTGATGATGAAATTAAGTTTATAGATAGTAATGTAAAAAAAGATAATTTTGTTTCGGGTGATATGCATGATTGTAAAAATGTTGATATAGAAAATGAAAAATTATTAGATAGACTATGGAAAGTAGTAAAACTATCTAACACATTGGTATATAAATTTGATATATCAGGTATTCAAGGTTCTTGTGGGAAGTTATATTCAGTAGATACATTTACAGCAGATGATAATTATCATACAGACTTTGCAGCAGGAGATGGAAGTGTTGTTAATAGTTGTACTAAATTATCTTGTTTAATATTTTTAAATGATGATTTTGAGGATGGTGGATTACAAATTTGGAACGATAAAATAGATGCTAAAAAAGGTAGGTTAGTTATATTTCCATCATTTGCAGCACATAAAGTTTTACAATTTAGTGAAAAGGATAGATACACATTAATAACTTTCATAGGGGGCAATACTTTTAAATGAAATATAAAAATATAAACATGGAAGAGTTGAAGATAAACCAAGATTTTAGATGGTTTATTACAAGACCTAATTTCTTTTCAAAGGATGAATGTGAATATATGATAAAACATATAGATAAGACCTCAACAAGAAAGAAAGGACATTATACTGAAAACCGAGAAGATAGTTCATCATTGACTTGGGATACAACAGAGGATAGTAATGTTTGTATGTTAAACATTAGTAGAACAGAAGAGCAAAAGTATCTTGATAAGTTTTGGAGTGCAATACAAATTGCAAACATAACAACATTCAAATATAATTTAAGTGGAATATTTGAAAATAGAGTACAGGCACACAGATATGATGTAGGTGATTGGTATAATCCACATGCGGATTTTCACTCAATACAAAAGTTTAGTTCAGTAAAATTAACTTGTATTGTATTTTTAAACGACCAACAAGATTATGAGGGTGGTGAGTTCAGAATGTTTGACGGAACAATCATAGAACCAGAAGTGGGGAAATTAATTATACATCCCGCATTTGCAGGACACGAGGTTAAACCAGTTACAAAGGGTGAGAGATATTCTTGTGTTTGTTGGGCAGTAGGAGATACTTTCGTATGATACAAAATGATAATTTTAAATTTGTAGTACATAAAGAGAATTTTTTATCTAATTCACAATGTGATAACTTGATAAAATATTTGGATGAAGTAAATCCAAATGATTCAGAACTTGCAGGAAAGTATGATGAAAATATTTTAAATAAAAAGGTTCGTAACAATAAAGAAGTTATATTCAAAGATGATAAATTAAGAAATAAACTAAAAATGATTTTTGAATTATCAAACTTATCAATTTGGAATTTTGATATACAGAAAATGGAAGATGTAAAACTTTTAAAGTATGATGTTGGTGGTAAATATGAATGGCATACTGATTGTGGTTCCAAGAAAACTTCTAAAAGAAAACTAACTGCCATTGTTCAGTTATCAGATGAAACAACATACGAGGGTGGAGATTTAGAATTTGGAATCACCGAAGATTCAGGTGGGAAAAATTATACTGCACCAAGAGAGAGAGGGAGTATCACAATATTTCCTGCGTTCTTATCACATAGAGTAACACCAATCACTAAAGGAACTCGTTACTCATTAATAACTTGGATGTTGGGAAATGCATTTAAATAAAGTATTAGTATTAGGTTGTAGTCGTAGTGGAACAACAGAGTTTTGTAAAACACTACAAGAAGTTTCATCAAAGAAATTTGTATGGGAGTTTGGATTTGATGACAATCTCAATAGATTAGTTAGTAGTTTAGGCATTACAGAATTTTTAGATAGAATATACAAAGATAAAAATACTCTTGGAATCAAGTATGGTGTTTATCCACAGAAAAAAATACATTTAGATTTGATAGATTCTCATGATATTGTTTTTTTCTTATCAAGAAGAAATGTATTTGAACAGGCAATTTCATTGAACTTAGCAAAAAGAACGGATAAGTGGAGACCAATAGATTTTGGAGTTGAAACATTTTCACAAAAAGAAAAAGATGAATACAACAAGTTAAAAATTGAAAAGATTGAGGTTGAAGATATAAAAAAAGATATACAAGGTATTAAAGAAGCATCAATCAAGGTTATTGATTATTTAAAAACTCACAAGAGTTCAAGGGTATTATTTTATGAAGATTTATTTGGATTCTTTTCAGGTGTGAAATTAAATACACAAAAGAATTATAAAAATATTGAGAACTGGCAAGAACTAAAAACTTTTTACGAACAGAATAAAGATTTTTGTCATTTTCACTTATAAGTTTTATACTTATTTATATCTAAAAGGTTATTATGAAAACAAAATCGTTATTCGACCATATAAAACAAATTACTAATGTACAAAATCCAATGTATTGGGAATCACTTGATGAGGGTGATAAAAAAACTTGGAGTAACTACATGGTTCATCGCTTTCTTAGTATGAAATCAGAGTGGTTGGTTGTAGTAAATGAAATACAAAAGTATTGGGAGTTGGCTCCTAAGAATGTGTATCAGTTTTACACCGATGTACTACCAAAGGGTAGAACATTCTTAAGGTATGTGAAATCAAAAAAGAAATCTAAAGTAGAGAAGTGGGCAATGGAACATTTAGTAGATTACTTTGAATGTAGTACACGAGAAGTAGAACAGCACTTAGATATTTTGACTAAAGAACAAGTTACCACCATCATTATGAAATATGGTGTAGATGATAAACAATTGAAAAAGATATGGAGTAAGTAATTGGTGGAGAATATCTATTGGACTGGTGGATTTGATTCTACATTCTTAGTTTGTAAAAGGTTAATTATAGAAAAGAAACCAATTGAAACATACTATTTGAATTTCCCATGTGATGGTTACCAGCATAACTATAATAGATTTGATTCAAGTAATTTTCATAATTGTATGATTGATAATGAATTGAATGCTGTTGATAATGACCCATATGGTAGAAAAAGTTATGGTAGATATAGTAGATTAGTAGAAGTAGAAGTAATGAATAAATTAAGAGAAATGATTATCGATAAATTCCCATACACCAAAGAGTTGTTTCCTAAAGTGAATTTGGTTAAAGAATTTGAAATTGATTCTGAAGTTCTAAATGATTCAAAAGTTATTTGTGATGAGTATAATTCAAGACCTGATAGACCAGACCAAAGTTTGTATATGATACAATTCTCTTTAGATTTAGATGAAGATATATCTGTTGCGTGGGAAGCAGATAAGGATGGAGAAGATTATTGTTTATCAACACGATTGGTACGAAAGCATTTAAATAAAAAGTTTAAGGTACATAGTGATTCGATAAAAGAATTATGGTTGTATAAGAATTGGGTATTACCATTAGTAGAAACTTATAGAGAAGAGATGGTCAACATGGCACAATCTTCTAATTTCATAGATATCTTGAAACATACTTGGTCTTGTAGGTTTCCAAAGAAAAACGGAGATGTTTGTGATGATTGTACATTAGATATTAAGGAACTGAATAGAGTTGATAATTACAAGGATATATTATGTACGACTATTTAAAAGAAATTCCACCAGAGTATAAGGAAAAATATAAAAATTCAGTTAATAATGCTCTATCTACACCTTTCGGAACTCAAGAAAGATATGATTTTGTAAAATATCAATTAGTTATAATTGCGTATAAAGAAGAGAATTTTATAGGTGAATGTGTAGAATCACTTATTAATCAAACTGCTTCACCTCATGAATTTGAAGTATTAATTATAAATAATTGTTCAGTAGAAGAAGAATTAGATAATACTGAAATGGTAGTTAAAGAGAAATTAGATAAATACAAATATGATAATATACATTTAATAAATGTAAAGTTTCCCAAAGAAATACAAGGTGCAGCCTTAGCAGCAAAATTTGGAATAGATGTTGCATTACATAGATGGAGTAATTATGAGGATTTTAATGATGGAATAGTTGCATTTCTTGGAGCAGATAATATTTTTGAAAATCATTATGTTGAGGAAGTAATAAAAACATTTGAGAATCCATCAAACTATAAAAACCCACATCAATTGAATCCGATAGAAGAGGATACATTAGATATATTGGTAACGAATTGTGATAATTATAAGTTTACCAGTTCTGATAATATAATTAATATTTCAGTATTGAAACCTTATCTAAATAAATTGGATGTTATGAATGAGTTATTGGGAAAGTGGTACTTTAAAAATTTTGATATAAATTGGGGAGTAAAAAAAGAAACCAAAAAAACCTTAGATGATAATTTATTGTATAGAGAGGATGATGGAACTTCAGTATGGCCCAAAACATTTAGAGCATCAACATATAATGATTTAGGTGGAATTGGAATTCAACCACAAGAAGAGCAGTCTATAATCATAAAGGCCGTAGTAAATAATTGTGTTTTCAAATATAATGATATGACAAATTATACTCATGTACATAGATTAGAAAAACCAAGAGTACCCGATGGTAGTATATCACAATGGTATTATGATAGTGCTCAAGCTTATATTAATAAGTCTGAATTAGAAGCCTACTCTCTTGATTATTGGACGATGAGAAACAACATTGAAAAGTATTTTTACGAAAAAAAATTCTATAGTGGTTGGAGACCAAAGTTTTTTTCAGAACAAGACTTAGATAAAATATTAAAAGAGTCAGGAGAATCATATTTATATTTTAGAAATAAGTTTATTCACCAATATCAAGGTGAGATAAATAAGATTTACAAAAAACAAAACATCAATAAAGTTATTGATGACATAAAGAAAAACCTATAAACGAAGTGGAGTAAAAAATGAGTAAGAATTATAGAAATGAAGAAGCATTTTACATGAAAGAGATGGAATGGGGTGTTAATTCAAAAACAAACACTACTTACATGAACTACGAATTTGATATAGATTCACTATATTCAACGATGGTTAAATGTGATTACTTAGTGAGAGTAAATCCAGGTACTGATATTAATTTAAAGATTGCATCTTATGGTGGTGATGTTTATGCGATGTTAGGTTTAGTTGATTACATCAGAAGTTTAGATGTAAAGGTTAACACACATTGTGTTGGAACTTGTATGAGTGCAGCATCAGTATTGTTAGCAAGTGGTACTGGTACAAGGACTATGAGTAAAAACTCTACAGTCATGGTTCATGAGGGTTCAGCGATAGAGACTGGTAAGGTTGGTGATGTTATGAAAGGTGTTGACCATTTGAAAGAACTACAAAAAGAAATCAATAAATTGATGGAAGAAGTTACAAATAAAGATGCAAGGTTTTGGGAACTCACTCAGAGAAATGATACTTATTTGAACGCAAAACAATGTTTAGATAATGGTATCATCGATAAAATTATTTAAAATAATACTTGACAAGTATACAGAAAAAGCCTTATATTAAGGGGTATTAAATTGGAGAAAAATATGGTAAAGGTTATAAAAGATAAACCTAAATCTAAAGCTGATGTTATTAGTTATATGGAAAACAAATATCCTAAGATGACATCTGAATTTAAAAGGATTCAAAAGGAACAATATGAATTGTTCTTAAGAAAACAGCACGATTATGGTCCACAAAATATTGCAGTTGGTACTGCATTAATTAATGATGAAGATAAGAGATTATCTTTGATGGGCATTTGGTTTAGGATTAATGATAAAGTAGAAAGAATCAAAACTCTTATTATGAGGGGTGATGATGGTTCTTTAGAGAATGAGGGTTTGGTAGATAGTTATTCAGATATATCAAACTATGGAGTTATGGCACAAGTAGTAGCGAGTGGTAAATGGGCAAAATAAGTTATAGTCAGTTCTCACAATGGGACAAGTGTCCACAGATGTGGAAGTTAAATTATCTTGAAAAACTTGGTACATTTCAAGGTAATATTTATACTATCTTTGGTTCTGCACTACACGAAACTCTTCAGGCTTACTTAGTTGCATACTATGAAAAGACTGTTGCAATTGCAGATTCATTACCATTGGGTGATATTCTACAATACAGAATGGAAGAGAATTACAAACGAACTAAAGAAAACTCAAGTGAACCTGTCGATGTATCACTCGAAGAAATGAAAGAGTTCTTCAATGATGGTCTTAATATTATTAATGAGTTCTTGAAGAGGAAGAGAGGTTACTTCCCTAAAAAAGACCATGAGTTATTAGGTATTGAGTTGGATATAGATTTTAACTTACCGAGAGAAATGAGGTTTGTTGGGTTTATGGATGTGGTGATACACAATAAAAAGACTGGTAGAGTTAGGATTATCGATATCAAAACATCTACAATGGGTTGGAATAAGTATATGAAAGCTGATAAGAATAAAACTAATCAGTTGTTATTGTACAAAAAATTCTTTTCAAAACAGAGAGATATTCCAGAGGATAAAATAGATGTTGAATATTTAATATTGAAGAGAAAATTGTATGAAAATACAATGTATCCTCAGAAACGAATACAAGTGTTTTCACCAGCGAGTGGAAAACCAAGTTTGAATAAAGTTACAAGTAGATTACAAGAGTTTATAACAGATTGTTTTGATGATAATGGTACATTGATTGAAAAAGATTACTTCAAGAATGTATCAACAAAAAATTGTAAGTATTGTGAGTTCAAAAGTAAACCAGATTTATGTGATAGGAAACAGGCATGATTACACCAACAATAAGATTCTACCTACCAGATGCATTAGAGTATGGAGATTATAAAAATATGTCAGATATATTAAATCATACTCATTGTCATAGAGTATTTTTTTGGTATGAGAAGAATGATTTGACACAAAAACAAATTAAAGATTTCGTAGACACATGGGGTGAGTTTAAACATCAAAATTTTAAAACTCACATTCAACCTATGTTTACTGATTTACAAAGAGATTTTATATGGTATGATTTTATGCCACACAAAAAATTAAACGAGAATCCAGCACAATATTATAGATTTCGTTGGGAATATGGTTTACCTAAATCAATAGAAAAGGGTTTAACAGAGTTCAAAAACACATATGATTTTGTTACTGAATCTCAAACACCACAGAAAAAACAAAAGAGGAATGATGGCGAAGATAGCAATCATAGGTAGTAGGTGTTATACCAACAAGAGAAAGATACGAGAGTTTATCTTTAAATTAAAAGACCAAGTTGGAGAAAAATTAGAGGTAGTAAGTGGTGGAGCGAAAGAGGGAGCAGATAAATATGCAAAGAAATTTGCTCTTGATTTTGATGTGAATTATTCAGAGTTTCCAGCATACCATGAAGTACATAATATTCATTGTGTTCAAGAATCATATAGATTTGGTAAACCATATAATGTAGGACATTATCACAGAAGAAACAAAGATTTGGTAGAATATAGTGATAAAGTAGTTGCATTTTGTACAGATGGGTTGGTTACAAACGGAACATTATCTGCATTAAAACATGCAGAAAAAATAAATAAAAAATCGATTATTATTGATTAAAGTTATATTTATTATATATACATATATACAACAAGAGGTATAAAATATGAATGAAGTTAAATTGACTTCGGTAAAGGTTATAACCGAGTTATACAAAAAGTTTAAAAACAAAACGATTGATGATGAGTTTTCATTACAGAAACTTGTTAATAGAACACTCGATAAGTTTGTTCACGATGAGGAGTTTTGCAAAGACATACTAAAACATGAAAACTTACATCAAAGTGGAAGTAAATTTTAATTATAATATTAAGGGTTATAAATGACAAAGTTAAAGTTACCAAAGTTAAAATCAGTAGAAAAAGTTAAAGAAGTAAAGAAGAAGAAAAAGATTCTTTTACTATCAGACGACCTAAGAATGTCAAGTGGTGTCGGTGTAATGTCGAGAGAGATTGTTATGGGAACCATTGATAAATATGATTGGGTTCAGATTGGTGGAGCAGTAAAACATCCTGATGAGGGTAAAACCATCGATATGTGTGAAGCAGTAAGGAATGATTATGGTGTAGAGGATGGGTATCTAAAAGTTTATCCAGTAAGTGGTTATGGTAATCAAGATATTCTGAAACAGATTATGGAGATTGAAAAGCCAGATGCAATCCTACACTATACAGACCCAAGATTTTGGGGTTGGTTATATCATATGGAACACGAGTTAAGACAAGAGATTCCTATCTTCTATTATAATATATGGGATGATTATCCCGCACCACAATACAATGAGTTCTTTTATGAGAGTTGTGATTTGATTATGAATATATCAAAACAAACTCATGCAATGGTAAATGCGGTTGCAAAGAAGAAACCAAGAACAGATTGGGATTGTACTTATGTACCACATGGTATTAATGAAAAAGAATTTTATCCAATTAAGGATGAGACTCAATTGGCAGAGATGAATAAGTTTAAACAGCAAATAGTTGGTAATAAACCAACAGATTTTATTTTGTTGTATGTTAACAGAAACATCAAACGAAAGATGATTGGAGATTGTATGTTGGCATTCCAATCATTCCATAATCAGTTACCAAAAGAACAACAAGATAGGGTTGCATATGTTATGCATACACAACCAATCGACCAACATGGTACAGATTTACCACATTTGATTGAGGATTTAATGCCAGAATGTAGAGTACATTTCAGTGCTAATAAACTTGAACCTAAAGAAATGAATTACCTATATAATATTGCAGATGTTACAATGAACATCGCTTCTAATGAGGGATTTGGATTAGGTACTTGTGAATCATTAATGGCTGGAACACCAATCATAGTAAATGTTACAGGTGGATTACAAGACCAATGTGGATTCAGAGTTAATGATAAGTTGTTAACAATAGATGATTACAAAGATATTAAATCTTTACATAATCACAAGGAGTGGGAACACAACGAAGAATTAACTTGGGGTGAGTGGGTAAAACCAGTATGGCCTAAGACTCGTTCTCTAATGGGTTCAGTACCAACACCATACATTTTCGATGATAGATGTGATTGGGAAGATGCCGCAGATAGAATAAAAGAGTGGTATGAAATGGGAAGAGAAGCCAGAAAAGAGTGTGGATTTAAAGGACACGAATTTGTAACAAGTGATGATGCAAATATGAGTGCAAGAGCAATGTGTGGTTTATTCATAGACCATATGGAAACTGCATTTGATAAGTGGACTCCAAAACAAAAGATTAATGTTTATAAAGTGTGAGGGATAAATGAACAAACCATTAGTATTAGTAACAGCACCAGTCAAAACAAGAAGTGGTTATGGTAATCACTCACGAGATATTTGTACTGCGTTAATTAACTCAGATAAATATGATGTTATGATTAACAATTGTAGATGGGGTGGAACACCTATGACTGCATTAGAAAAGGGTAATTCACAACATGATGCGATAGAAGAAAGATTATTAACATCACCACAATTACCACAACAACCTGATTTACATATTCACATTGTAATACCGAATGAGTTTCAACCGATTGGTAAAAAGAACATGGGTATCACTGCAGGTATAGAAACAACAATACCAATGCCATCATGGATAGATGGTGCTAACAAAATGGATACCACGATATTCACATCAGAGTTCACTAAACATTGTTTTGATGCTGCTGAATTTGAAGATGGTAAAACAAAAAGAATTGTAAAGTTCGATAAACCAGGTTCAGTATTATTTGAGGGTATTGATACAGATACCTACAACGAAACAAGAACCTTTTCAGATGAAGTAAAAGAAGTATTTGATGGTATTGATAGTGATTGGAACTTCTTATTTGTAGGACATTGGTTAAGTGGTACACTTGGTAAAGATAGAAAAGATATTGGTATGTTGATTAAAGTATTCTTAGAATCATTTAAGAATCAAAAGAATCCACCAAACTTAATTCTAAAAACAAGTGGTGCAGATTTTAGTATTCTTGATAGAGAAGATATACTTTCAAAAATAAAACATCTTAAAGATAGTGTAAATGGTGTGTTGCCAAATATTTATCTTATACATGGTGATTTTACAGATTCTCAGATGAATGAATTATATAATCATCCTAAAGTAAAAGCACATATTACATTCACACATGGTGAGGGATTTGGTAGACCATTATTAGAGGCTTGTCAAAGTGGTAAACCTGTAATTGCACCAGATTGGAGTGGACAGGTAGATTTCTTAGATAAGAACTATGCAACTCTACTTCCAGGTAGTTTAGTACAAGTACCACAAGGTGCATTCAATAAAGATATTTTCTTTGAATCACCTGATAATAAGTGGTTCACAGTCAATTATAATGTTGCATCACAAGTGATGAAAGATGTATATAAGAACTATACTAAATACATGGTAAAGGCTAAACAATTAAAGGTAGTTACTTCTACCAAGTTTAGTTTACAGAAGATGCAAGATAAGTTAATCACAGAGGTTGATAACTTACTAAAGGATGTACCAAAATCAGTAGAACTTAAACTACCAAAGTTGAATAAAGTTGAAGATAAAAAAACAGATGGTATTAAATTACCAAAATTGAAAAAGGTATAACATGGCAGAGAAAAAGATAACTTGTCCTAATTGTTTCAATGGTGAAAGGTGTTTTGAAGATACACAAGAACAAGATGGTAAAACATTTAGTTCCTATATGTGTTTTAATTGTGGGTTCACAAGTAATTCAGCATACAAATGGGGTTCACAAGAATTAAAGAAAGCACAATTGGGTGCAACTCAATTAATGAATGATATCGCACTTTTAGATGAAGAAAGAGAGATAATGTGGTTTCCATCAGTATTAAACATGGGTAAGTTTGGGGTTATTTATCCAGAGGGAACACAAAATAATTGGGTATATAAATTTGCAGAGGTTCGTAAGTTAACGGATTTAGAAAAGAAAGATGATAAATATGAAGGTCATGACCAAATGTTAGATGTTGAGAAATCAAAAGAGTATGGTCAATACGAGTTTTTAGATGCGTGTAAAGATATGGGAATCATTAAGGATATTGATTAATGGCACTAAGAAATACCGCATGGCATCAAGTTGAACCAGGTCAGATTGTAACTTTCTTATATAAAGGAAAGGATTCTAAACGAGCAGTTAAAAGAACTATATTAGTTCTAAATCCTAATCTAAGATACAGAAAGAAATCTACAAAAAGAGTTAAGAGTTTTGTAGTTGGGTTACAATTAGATACTGCAATCACACCACCAATAACTTCAACAAAACTTGA